ACTTCCACCAAATTTAAATTTCTTGTGCTTATCTTTTCCAGTTTGATTTGTATCAACAATGAGGGTCATTCCCTCATATGCACCAATGTTGGTTGAAATGCCAGCAATATCATCAAGATATTGAAGTCTTGTTTCTCCACCACCACCTATAGTAGAAATTTGTTGTTGAACTCTATTGACAAAGAGTCTGTAATGCTCTTGTAATTGATCTAAAGTAACAAACTTTTGATCTAGTGGTGTAAGAGGGTCTGAGGACTTGTTAGAGGGATCTCCTGGTAGATTAGGGTTATCTTCTCTGAGAAAAGACTTTACATTATCGTCATTAAGTTTAGATATTGTATCTTCAATGTATTTAAATCTTTCTACTAATTTTTTACTTTTATCTTCTAATACATCTAATTGAAGTTTATCAAATACCTCTTTTATTTCTTTCTGAATTCCTCTAATATTTTCATTCTGCCTCTTAATGTGATTTTCATTAGTGACAAGATCTATCTGAAGACCTTTCATCTGCTCAGAAATTTTATTTCTAAATTTACCAACCTCTTTCTTCAGACTGGCATGATAAGTTTCATTTGATTGTATTAAGACATTCTGTATTTCATTTAGATCTTCTTTTACAGTTTCCTCTATAAACCTAAACTTCTTATCAAATTTTTGTATTTCTCCAGAATAATCTTCTAATTTTTTATTCTCATAAATTTCTCTCTTTTTAAAATCTTTATATAAAGATTCATATGTTTTTGATATAGATTCTATCTCTTCTTTATATTCATCAGTTATGTCTTTAAGTTCTTGTATTTTTTCTGAAGTTTTTTCTGGAATACCTTCAGAAATAAATTGAACTTTTTCTGACAGTACATTAACTTTAGAAAGAACTTCTTCTTCTAAATCTTTTACTTCTTTTTCAGACTTAAGTTTAGTTTCAATTAAAAGATTGCTATACTTTGGTATTTCTGTTTCAGTAAACAGTTTTACCTTTGCATTAAGATCTTCAATATTTTTTTTGTAAGAATCAATTACTTCATTAATTTTTTCTTCTGTTCTTACTTCGGTTTCTGCAAAAAGTTTATTATATTTTGGAAGTTCTTTTTCTACTAACTCACTTACATTTTTATTAACATCTCTAACAGTTTCTTTAAATTCTGCTTTAACTATATTGATAGTGTTTTCATTTACACTTTCAATAGACTCTAAAGCAGAAGTAACTTCATTACCTACATCTACTCTAATAGTATTTAAGTTTTCTTCTACATTAGTTTTAAAATTATCAAACCTACCATCTACTCTAACTTCAGATTCTGAAATTAATCTTTTATATTTTGGTGCATCAATACTAAGAAAAGATTCTACTGAGTTTGAAAGATTTACAAAATCTTCTTTGATTTCATCGACTGTTTTGCCGTTAATGGATGATATTTTTGATTCAATTTTAGATATTGATTCTTCTACAAAAAGAAGTTGTGCCATCATAGCACTATCTAAATCTTCTTTTTTGATTAAACTTTTTATCTCTTCTTTTATTTCACTAACTTCACTAGAGACACTCTCTACTTTTTCTAAATTATTCTTAAAACTATCAAAGGTAGAAGTAAAGTCAGATAACGATTGAATATGATTTAAGTTTTCTTTGAATACTCCAAATGCCTCTGAAACCTTTTCTATTTTTTCTGGACACGCAGAATCATAACTCTCCTTTACTTCATCAAGGTGAGTTTTTTTATTCTTATCGAAAAAATCTGAAGGCTTCTTTAGTGCCACTTTAATATATCTCCTCTATCTTTCTATTTATTGTCCTCTTTTAATCCATCTTTGAGCATCTTTGCTAATTCTGCTGTAGATCCTACAAATAATGCATTATTGACCGTTGATGGGCCTTTTGATTTATTTTCTTCTTCTACATCTTTTAGTTTTTTCTGCAGATCCAATAATTTATCTGTCGCATCGGCAACATTTTTAATCAATTGACCTGCAACTTCATATGCTCTTGGCATTTCACTTTCTTGAGCAAGTTCAAGAACTCCGTTAAGAGCTTCTTGTCCTTTTTCAATAATAGAGTAAAGATTTCCTCTAGTATATTCATAATCTTTTTTAATATCATCAACACCTTCTTTTACTTTTTCAATTTTATTTTCAATTACCTCTGGTTTAATTACATCATCAGAGGTGTTAAAAGTATCATTAAGATTATCAAATTTTTTTGTCATTAGAATCCACCACTAAATCCAAAGTCATCTCCAACCTCAATCAAAGCATCATCTGCAGCATCAATCTTATGAATAGATGCTCCACCCAAGTGAGTTGAAATGGTACTTCCATCCTGACCACGGTTGACTGTAATTTTATTATCGGTAATTGTTTTGATGAACATTTCTTCACCATCAATATCGATATAAGTTCCTTTCGTTAAAGTAGAACCATCCGCAACCTCAAATGTTTTTGTAGATATGGTTATGTCTGCAGAAAGAGTAGTTGCTGCATCTCCGGTGTAATTTTTAATTGCCCTTGGTTCTACAGAATAAGTAATATCTCTTGTTGTATTTGAAGTATCTGTTCCAGTGAGATAACTGACAGTAGCCTTTTTGATGATATCCTTGGTTGCCTTAGATGCAGGACCGAATAGATATGTTTTTGCAGTAAATCTTAAAGTATAAAGAAGAACTCTTCTGCTAGAAAAATCTCCCTCATATTCATCTTGCATTGTAATATTTTCCAAGATGACTGGAATATCTCTTTTCTCTCGAAGTCCTTCAACCAACTCTACTGATAAATTATATGCTGGTTGAAAATATGGTAAAATTTGTTCTACAATTTGAAGAGCATCATCATTTAATTTTGTCATGACAGATAGTTCAAACTGCATATTATATGGAACTGGCATGTAAGACTTTTTAGTCTCTTTTCCATCATTAGGATCTTTTACTATAAAGGTTGAAGTTGTAGTTACTTTTCTTGATGCATCGTAAGTTAACCCAGTAAACTCAAATGACATCCTTGGTAGAGTAATTGCAAAAGGTTTATTGAGGTCTGGAGACTGCTCCATCCTTGCTAAAAACTTTTGGGTAGGTCCGTATGCCAAAGGAACTTTTACAACGCTTACAACGTTATCTGAAGAGTCTTCATGCTTAATGCTAATATTGTTAAAGAGTGTGCCAAAAGATATAATGGTCCTCCTCAATATTTCGTTGTAAAAATATTCAAACATTTTAAAACCTACAATATCTTTATCTTAAGATATCTTTATTTAGGGCATCCCGAATGGGTTCTGCTCACTAAAGTCAATTATCTTGTCTGCTTCCGTTTCGATATTAATATTGTCTGCAAATCCATCATCAGATGGTTGTGCATCAGCAATTCTAAGGGCATAAGATGCTCCGGAAGTTGCACCAACTATATTTTCTCCAACAGAAAATTCTCCAGTAACAGTTCCCACTTCAAGAACATTTGTTGTAGAATTCCATGTCCTAACTCTTCCGGTGGTTCCACTAGAAGACCCTGTTATTATTTCATTAAATGAAAATGTTCCAGATCCACTGCTATCAGAACTTCCAACAACAATGGTTGGTGCTACAGAATATCCAAGACCAGTATTTGTAATATAGATGTTAGTTATAGTTCCGGCAGCACTAACTATAGCAGTAGCAGCAGCAGAAACTGTAGTGACTCCTGTTAAAAATACTTCATTTGTAAAATTGATTGCTGGATTATCTGTATATCCAGAACCACCTGCTGTTACTGTTACAATACCTACAACACCATCACCAATTGCGGTTGTAGCAGCTGCACCAACTCCATTTCCTCCTCCAGAAAATTTTACTCCAGGTGGAACAGTATATCCAGCACCAGAATTGACAATATTAACTGCCTGAACTGATTGTAATCTTGGATTTGCGTTGAGATTGCATACATTAATACCACCAATCATGGTGGCAATACCAATTGCCGTTGTACCACCCGATGGAGCGGACGTAACACCTACTGTAGGGACACTACTGTATCCACCACCCCTATTAGATATAGTGAACGATCGAACACCACCATTGAAGATAGCAGAAGTTGCCGTAGCAGTTACTCCAGAACCAACTAAGGTAAGTGTTTGTGTGGGACCTTGGATAGTATTAATACCATCATCTGTTTGTCCATCATAATCTTCACCTATTAAGTTATTATCAACTTCTTCAATTCCAGTTGCAATAACTTCATCCTCCAACCGAAAGAGTTCACAATATAATTCATACACATAAAGATTCTGTAGTTGATAATATGGTTTTGCATATTCAACATCTTTAATTTCATAAATTCTATCATCAAGTGGAAACCAAATAAGATCTCCACCCTTGGGTCTTGTCGATAACTTTATATTTTCCTGATCTTGAATTAATGGAGTTATATAATTCTCAAATCTTTCTCTTGAAATTATAAGTCTTACTTCATCTTTTGATTCAATTCCAAATTTTGAAAGAATATTTCCTGCACCAGAGTACTCATCATAATTATCAACATACGCTTCCAGAGGAAGTGCCATATCAAATTTTGATTGTATGACTTCTCTTATGACACTATTTTCCGTAAGATATTTTCTTGGCATATAGAAAATATCCACCCCATACATTTTTAATTGCTCATTAATTAAATCCTGAACAAGATTTTGTTCAGATGATGTCCCTTGAGTAAAGAATGGATTTAATACCATAACGTCAACCTATCATATCAAGAGGTGGAAGTTCATATGTATTTGACATCTGCTCTCTAATTATTTGCAAATCTTTCTCAGCATCATCATATATTTGTCTTCCATTTAATTCAATTCCACCTGGAAGTTTAACTCCTTGGAATTTAATTAAATTCTGTCCCCATTGTCTTTTTATGAGAGCAGTTAAATATCTTTTCAAGAATGAATCATTATAAACTCTTGTAAAATCATTAGGATCTAAAAGTCTCCAACAATCTAAAACAATATAATCATTTACTGTCACATTTGCCCAATCAACATCCAAATACAATCTATCTTGTCTTTGATTGAATCTTATTTGCTTCTCAGTATTCAATAAAAAATCAATATCAGAAAGATATGTTTGTGTCATTGTATATGATAGCATTTCCATAGAATTGAAGAAGTATAAATCATTCAAAAATAGTTGATACTTTAAACTAAACATTCCCCCAGATATGGTGCTATTATCAAATCTAAAAATTTTATTGATTCCTATTACTGAGGGAGGAACTTGAATAAAATTACTAGTTTCTTCGTAGGAAAAAGTAGATGTAATCCCAACAGTGGAAGTTGCTGTAGTAGTTACAATTCCTACTGGATTATTTCCACCTCTACCTCTTCCCCTATCAATATCATCTTGGGTTATTTTATATTTT